TAACTCACCAAACATTTTCTTATATTTGAGTGTGTGTTTAGACGGTTTAGTCTTCGCATCTTTGTCACCTGGCGCTGATTTGTAATCATCTTCATCATCACTTTTCTTATACTTCTGTTTTTTGAAGAAATCAGCTCTCTTTTGTTTCTTATCTTTAGATAAATCTTTGTAATATTTTTTAGGTTGTGTACCTGGTTTTTTACCCACTGTTTTATCTTGTGGTGTTTTATCTAAATCTTCTTCTATATTTGATACTGCTTTAAATCCGTAATCTACATCTAGGTTATATTCTCTCACTTCGACCTCTCTGTTCGCTGCGATGGGAATACAATCCCATATCCATGCTTTGTGTAAATTGTTGTTATTATCTTCGAGGACAACATAATTTGTTCCTCGTCTTTTTACTTGTCCTTGTATGTCTTCTTTGACATAATCTATTTTATCTCCTACGTTAAAAATCATCTCTCTAACGTATAAATCTCTTATTTGGTTTTGTTCAAACTCTTTTAATGATACTACTGGTTTCTCTGGAGCAGAATGCATCATACCGCCATATGAAGCAGCAAGACTAGGTTTAAGTCCCATACCAACTCTTACAGAACCGAATATTCTATCTACATCTGCTGGGTTTCTATATGTTGCAGGTAAACCTTTTTTAAATGATTCTTTATCACCTTTAGCAGCGGCATCTCTCATCTTACTTGCTGACATTCCTACTGCACCATCAGCGTCTGGATCTCTATCGCCAGCAGATACAACTTTAATTGTATCAAAATCATAATAGCCGTGACGTGATTTAACTTGATTATATTTTATTAATATATTTTCAAACTCTCTAACTCTATCACTTCCTACAACCATTGTTACATCTGTAAAACCTTTTTTGTGAATACTAGTCATTAAATCTAAAACCATATTGGTAGGATTAAGTTCTAAATTACGTCTAGCAAATTTGAACATATCTCTCATAAATCTTAATTTAGCATTTGGTTCTAATGGATTCTTTTTACTATCTTGCGATCTACTTAAATATATTTTCTTTTCATCTGCTGGCAAAGATAAAACTTTTTGAATTAACTTTTGATGTCCAATCGTTGGTGGATTAAATCTACCAAAAGTAAATACCATAGACTTTTCTCTAGCTTCGTGTATTTCTAAATCTTGTACTTCTTTATCTGTAACCATACCATCTTCTAAAATCTTTTTACATTTCTTATAGAATTTTAGATAGTGATATTTTTCTAACATTTTGTAGATAACATTTTTAGGTAATCTATTTTTAACACCATAAGTTCTAATTTGATCTGGTGACATATCTGTATCAAATGCTGCTCGTCTTTCGGCGTCAACACCATCACCAATTTTAACTATGTCTTCCAAACTATCTTCTATTTCTTCTAACTTATCTTTTATCTTTTCTTGTAAATCTAATACATCATTTGGTGTAAGTTCTTTTAATTCGTTGTAATCTATTATATCTCGTTTGAGTTCACCTTTTACTACATCTAACTCTTGTACTTTTTTTTCAAAATCTTTTACATATAAGTTAGGGTCAAATGTAAATTCTTCTGGTCTCTTTATAAATTTATTATCATCTATATCAAATACAGCATCTGCTTTTTTGTTTTGGTCGTCATAAGTTTTTTCATCTGTGATAAAATAATAATTGATTGGGTGTTTAGAACCTGGAATTAATTTACCTTGTATGTTATTTGGATTTTTTGCTGATAGATATTGTTGAGAAAGTCTTACTCTTTCTTCCTCTTGTTTTTCTTTTGGTACATCAAACAATACATTTAAGTCTAAATCAGCATCGTTTCTATATCTCTTTGTAAGAATAGAACCTATCAAAGATACTTTTAATACTGGATATTCTTTTTCAAACTCTTTGATTTGTTCATTAATTAGTTTTTTAACACTTGGTTTAATTTTTGGATCTTTAGTATCAGCGTCATCAAACACAGCTGGCGCATATGTTTTTCTTGGTATATCTATGATACTTTCTAATACAAAGTCTTTAAATCTCATCTTCTTTTTAACTCTAATTCTTTCTTTATCCAACTTAACGCTATTCCGTTTTCTGGTTTAGTTCTTAATCTACCTCTAATAAATTTTGAGGCTTGATTTAAAACATTTGCTACTAATTCTTTTTCACTTCTATTATTATCTACAATTAACATTTTGTTAGGACTAAACACTCTTTGAAATGCTCCAATGTTTGCTTGTACACCATCCCAACTTTTTTTTACAATATATTCTGGTATTGATCTTGGTCGATTTTTATTTCTTTCTAACGCCACATCTAAACTAGTGTTTACAAATACCATATAACAATCATAACCAATATTTTTTAACATACTTGTTTGTCTTTGAACAAGTGGTAAATCTCTGCCTGTGGCATCTATAATTAAACCTAATCTACCTTGTACATATTGATCTAACATATTACCCGCAGTTGTCTTTGCTCTTTGTCTAATAATATTTCTAAAGTATTCTTCTTCATCAGGCATTTTAAGAGATAAGTTTGCTTTCTTTAAACCTCTTTCAAACGCAGAATCAGAGTTTACTACTTTTAACCCAGTACCAGAAAAGGCAGATTGTGTAACAAATGTTTTACCTGAACCTGGTCCACCAGCTAAAAAGAACGCCTTAAATATACCTGGGTCATAAACACCTTCATTCAAATAATGTCTAAACTCATTCAAAGTTTTACCCTTTAATCTATTTATTATTTTTTTTGCAATATCTTTTGGTTCTCCACCTTCTGCTTTAACTTCTATGAAACCAGGTTTATTTCTATAATACTCTACAACAGGACCTGTTTCTTTTTTGTATAACGCAATTCTATTTTTGATAATCTCTGGTTTATCATCTGCTCGTCCTCTTTTAGTTAATCTTCTTATAACTTCTTCTGGACTTACATTTAGATAAACAATCTTATCTATTTTAATACCTTCTTTTTCTAAATCTTTTACTTGTTGCATATATCTTGGATAACCATCAAATACAAAACCTTTATCTGCTTTAGCAACAGCATCTTTGATAAGTTTTAAAACTATATCATTTGGAGCGAAGCCACCTTTACCTAAATTAGATAATCGTTTTGCTATCTCGCCACCTTTTTCTTTTTCTTTTCTTAATAGTTCACCAGGGTAGATATGGGGTATATCAAACTCTTTTGTTATAAATTCAGCGTAAGTTGATTTACCTGAACCTGGACCACCTATTAAAATAATATTCATTATTTCCAACCTTTCGGCATTGTAAAGTTTGCTCTACTAAATTCCATTCTATCTACTAACTTCACGGCGCCAGCAATTCTATCTACAGCAACATATCCTTCTGGTGCTGTTACTTTATAACCAGTTGAAGTTCTTAAAAAATGACCTATACTTTGTATCTCACTCATCTTACTTATTAAAAAGTTTTTAGCGTTTTGTAATGTGACGTGAGAAGCAACAGCCATTACTAAAGCATTTTTATTTCTATCAATATATTTTAAATTCTTTTCTAAAATATCTTTATATTTTTTCTTACCACTATCAGTTTTTCTAGCGTCTATCTCTGCTTGTAAGATATTAATATAATACTCTCTAAACATATCTACAAGATTTCTAACTTTTGCCATATGACCTTGTGTGTTTCTAATATAATAATTAAAGAAAGTTTTTAATCTAAACCCTACACTTAAAGCGTCAGATGATGATTTACTCATCTCATCTAATATTGGACCTGCTTTTGATAATGAACCTTGTGCCATTCTTAACTTCGCATCAAATTGTGTAAGTTCGTTTCTTGTTAACTTCGCAGAACCAGATACATCTCTGTAACCAGCACTTGCTAGAAATACGTTTCTTGCTGATCCTCTAACTGTACCAAACCCTGCTGTCATACTATCTAAAGTTTTACCTGAATATTTTGTGTGAAATACTATTCCCATTCTTGCCTTAGAAATTCTTTTACCAATATCTGAATTAACAGGAACAGCATATGTAATAGTGTTAGGTGTAAAAGAAATCATCTTGTCACCGTCTATGTTTATAGATTTTAAATCTGATTGTGTAAATAAGAAGTCACCTTGTATTACGTCTTTGATACCAAGACGACCTAGTTCTCTTAATGCTACGGATAGTTTATCTGCTAAATCACCAGAGTGATTTTTTCTTATATCGCCTGTTGTGTAATTGATTTTTGGATTTTTGTTAAATACTGCTTTTGTACCTACAAAGAATTTACCATTTTCCGGATTGATACCACAGATGATCGCAGGTGCGCCATCCCATTTTACAGTCATATTGACTTTTGCTCGTGAAGAACCAGCGAGCATATCTCTTACTGACTTTAAGAAATTGATAGCATTCTCGCCACCTTTTGAACCACGATTTATTATATCGTCTTCAAGGTGTTCTAAATGTACATTTCTGTCTTTTGTAATAAATCCTTTAAAACTAAACATCTTTCTCTCATTAATTCCATAAACGAATACACTTTACCCATATAAATCAATTGATAATATTTATATTATATACTATTTATGAGAGTTTGTCAAGGACTATTTTAGATTGATTTATAAAGAAATTTGGGTATACCACCCTCTATATGCCATACTTTATGTTTGTTTTGAAATTTAACTAGTTTGTGAGCGTCTTCTTCAAAGAAATATTCTGCCACTACATTCTTTTTTGGATACTCTAAAACTTGCCAAATTATATCACCATTTTTCTTTATCATTCGTTTACGGTAATGTAAATTTTTTACTGTTTGATTACCAGGTCTTTGATCGCCTTTGTGAAACCTAACTTTTTGTGTTTTTTTCTTTACCATTATAATTTAAAATCAGAAAACTTATCATAACTTTGTTCAGGAGATGGATAATTTTCTTTTACCTTTGTTTGGTTACTATCAACTATATTCTGTGCTGTGTTTTCTACATCATACAATCTCATTTTACTTCTATCAATACCTAGAATAAATGATCTGTTCATCGCAGGGTCATTATATCTATTTTTTAATTGTTTGACTTTCATTTGACCTAGTGATTCAAGTTCTTCATTTGACATTAATGCAAACATAAAGTCAGCAGTCGCTGGTAAACCAAACGATTCTGATGTATCTTCTAAACCAATATCTGTACTTACATAACCAGTTCTAGTTGTTTGTGTTGCACTAAAGATCGGCACATCAAACTCAACAGCGAGACCTCTTAATTCTTCAGCAATTGCTTTAATATAAAAGTATGATGATATATTACCACCTTTAAATCTACTTGATGAACATATGTTTAGATAGTCAATAAAGATAACTTGTGGTCTAAATGATTTCTTTAGAGCAAGTTCATTAAGTAAACTTCTAAAGTGACCACTATGTGCTGACGCAGTAGGATATTCTTTTATAATTAGTTTACCTTTTGTCTTACCTTCTAATTTATTTAATTTATTATCGTATAACTCTTTTGGCATAGCGTGTAAATCATCAATCGTTACATCAAATAAGTTTGCGTCTATTCTTTCAGCGATACGTTCTTCAGCCATTTCAAGTGTAATGTATAAAACATTTTGACCTTGTGTTAAGAAACTTGAAGCACAATGACACATAAACAAAGACTTACCAACACCAGTACCAGCCAGTGCGATATTTAAAGTCTTACTTGGAACACCACCTTTTGTAATTCTATTAAAGAAAGATAAATCAAATGGATAACGTTTTTCTTTTGTATGGTACCAATCAAATCTTGCTTTCGCATCTTCAATATAATCGTGCCCAATATGATTATCAAATGAAACTGCCAACGCATCAGCAAGAATACTAGGTATCGCTTCAGGTGTTCTTTTTTTATCTTTATTATCTAATATCTTAATACCATCAAGTACGGCATTGTGAACTGCTCTATCTTTACAAAACTTTTCTGTTGTATCTAATAACCATTGTAAATCTGTTTCTTCATATGAAATACTATTAACTAAATCTTTTATACCTTTGTATTCTTCTTCGTTTAAGTCTTTTCGATTATTAAGTTCAATTAAGATTGCTTCTTTAGTAGGTAAGTTCTTATACTTTAATACAAATTTTTCTACTTCAACATATAATTCTCTTTCGTCTTTTTGAGAGAAGTAATGTGGTTTTATAAAAGGTAAAGTCTTTCTTGTATAATTTTCATTATAAAAAAGATTTGTTAATATTGTACTTTCAATTCGATCAGACATAATGTAAATAACTTCCTATAATATACTTTGGTTCTTTAATTGGTTTATGCGCCGTATGTTTATGTGTCCATAATGGTGGAAACATTAATAACTTTCCTTGTTCTGGTTTAACATTTATATCATATTCTGAGAAAGAAGTCAACCCTCCCTCGTTATTATTTAAGTATAAAAACATAACTAAAAATCTTTTCGCACTAGCGTAATCCATAACATCTACGTGTTCTTTAAATTCATCTTTATCATTGACTTCATACTTTTTAAATCTAATCTGTTCCCAACCATATCTTTCTGGCCAATTGTTTGTAATTTTAAATTCTTTAGCATACTTTTCAATAAATGTATTAAATGCTTTATATAATATATTTACATACTCTTGCCAATCTTCGTGTAAATTAATATTGATTTCTGTAAATGATCTATGGTTTTTCAATTCAGTTTTTTGCCAATGCGTTCTACTATCTTCAAACTTATCAATTAAGTGTTGACAATTTTCTTTTGTCAATACATTATCGTATGTTTTAATAAAGTTAACCATTAAATTCTGCTTTACCTTGTTTTAATTGTTCTTCAACAATCTCTATTAAAATATCACCAATATAGTTTTTGAAATCTGTAGATTCGACATCTACCTTTTTAGGGTTTATCATTATATCATATGTAAACCTTAATGGTATATCACCAGTGTCTAATGGCTTGGGTTCAAAAGCAACTTTATCATATTTGTAAATTACTCCGTCATATTGACCTTCGAGTAATCTTACGCAACTAAAGTCATCGCCTTCTCTTTGAGCAAAGGCGTATCTTTTATTCTTCTGTTTCTTCTTCTGATCCGTAGCTGAATTTTCGTTTTGCGATTTCATCTATCTTATCTAATACCTCTTTTGTAAAAAACTTTTCAGGATCGTCATTTATATTCTTACCAAAAACTTTAGAACCATCTGGCATTTCGTATCTTGTGGATACTTTCTTAAAGATACCGCCTTCTTCAGCGAGACCAATAAGACCATAGTATTTGTCTAAACCTTTTTTGTAAGTTAATTTGACATCTATTTGTGCGTTTTCTTTTGTTAACCTTGATTTGTAATTTTTACAATGTATGATATTACCAACGACCTCGGTACCGTCTTTTTCTTTTCTCTTACCAAGATAGATGATTGATGATGCAGCGTATTTTAAACCACTTCCGCCACCCATTTCTTTTTGAGGGAACATTGAACCAATGACATCATAAGTGTGGTTAGTCATTATCATAGGTACATTTGCTTTACCTAGTTTCAATGTTAATACTCTAAATGTTGATTTGACAATTTGTGAACGAGTCATATCTCTAGTTTCTTTACCTGATGCTGTATCTTCCATTTCTTTTGTAGTTGATAACATACCTAAACTATCTAATACAAACATCAAAGGTTTTCTACCTGACTCTGGTTGTTCATTATACTTGTCTAAAATTTTTATAGATTGATTTCTAAATTCTTGTACTGTCGCAACTGGAACAATGACCATTCTCTTACTATCAATTCCTCTACTCTCAATCATATCTTTTGAGATCGCACTTTCTGATTCGAAATAAATTACCCCTGCGTCAGGATCCTTATCTAAAAATGCTTTACAAATACCTAATGCGAAAAATGTTTTACCTGTTGCGGCTTCACCAGCGATTGCTGTGATTTTGTTTCCTGGCATACCACCATAGATACTACCAGATAATAATGCGTTAAATGAATATGAACCTGTATCAATAAAACTAGTTACATCAGCGCTATCAACACCATCACTTACTAAACCAGCATATTCATTACCAGTTTCTTTAATTATATCTTTTAAAAAATTACTCATATTCAATCTCCTTAATTGTGTTATAATATATCATACTTATTGCTATTTGTCAAGTCTAGTTTTTAAAATCTTTATCATAAGGAAGTAAGTGTGTTGGTAAGTGTGCTTCACCCTCCCACTCAAACCTTAGTTTAGGGTCTTTTGGTACATAACCTTTTTTAGGTTCTTCGTAATCTTCTGACTTAACTCTTGTCCATAGCAAGTTTTTCATCTCATCTATACTTATCATACCAAAATCATTATAGACTCTTCCCTCAAACTTATCAGCCAAATAGTGAACAATCTCTTTATTGTATTCTATCTTTCTTTGATAGTCCCAATAATCTTTTAGTTCTTTATATGATTGATTAGTAATCGCCATCATATTATTTATTTCTTCAAAGCAATGGCGCCCATAAAGTTAAAGTTTTGCCAGAAATTATGTACTTCAAACCCTGCGTTTGTAAACATTTCATAGATTTCTGTTTTAGTATTTAACTTCATCATATGTCTTAATTGTACTTCTTTATCTAGTATTTCTTTATCTGTAAAATTTTTTCTTTTATAATCATAAAAAGTAAAGGTCATCATATCTTGTATTTTAGGATTACAACTAAAAGTTTTTTCACTAAAGATAAATGCGCCACCAGTATTTAAACCATCGGCAACTTTATTAATTACATCTTGTCTATCTTTTGGTGACATAAACTGTAAAGTAAATATAGAAGTAACTAAAGAACAGTTTTGAAAATTAAAATCTCTTACATCGCCTCTGTAGTAACTTAAATTTTGATATTTTTCTTCGTCCATATTATAATCGCCATAGAAGTCATCTTCTATTTCAATACCTGTGTATTGTGCGTGTGGTATATGATCGTTGTTTTGTTCCATCATACCTTTTAATAGTTTACCTGTTGAACAGCCAATGTCAACAACTTGGGTATAATCTTCTACAAAATATTTTGATAGTGAAAGTATATCACCCCATAAGTGACTATACCCTCTAACAGACTTATCAATATGATTATCGAAGCCTTCTTCTGATGTGGCAAATGTAAATTTAGTCATTATCTAACTCCTTATATGGTTTCAATACTTTGTTATATACACTTTCGGCAAGTGCTTTCATCATAAGAGGTGGTACCATACGACCAATTCTTTCTGACTGCTGTTGATGTTTGCCTGTTAATTTAAAATCTTCAGGTAGTGACATAATTCTTTTTAACTCTTTTATAGTAAACTTTCTATCTTCTAATGGGTGACAAGTGCCAGCAACACCTGGAAAATTACCCATCGCTGTAATTGTTGGACTTGGTTTTCTTAAACTACATCTTTTTAAATTAAAGTGATGACCTTTATCGTGGTAATCCATACCTGTCAATACTTTGTCTGGATCCCTTGGCATCTTTGCCAAAGTTTTACCTACAGCAGTTTCTATACTTAATTTTTCTAATAATAAATTTATTTCTTCTTGGTCTTCGTTTACAACATCATTTATTGCTTCACCAAGTAATGTTTGTTCGTTATTCTTTTCTGGATATAATTGATACATTGTCATAAAATTAATGCCAACTTTTTCAGCAACATCTTCTCTAACAGCAATGAAGAAAGTTCTTTTACGAGCTTGTGGTACACCATAATAACTTGAATTTAATACATTAGCAACAACTAGATAACCTATATCTTCAAATCTATTTTGTATCTTATGAAAATACTCTTTGGCTTCACCCATTGTTAAACCTTCGACATTCTCGCCAATAATTACTTTTGGTTTGATTTCTTCTGCCACTCTTAAAAATTCAAAAAATAAATCTTCAACATTTTCTACACCTTCAATGTCACTATACTTTTTCTTTTTACCAAAGGCATCTGCGTGTGTATTACCTTTACCATGCGATACAGAACCCGCCATACTAAACGCTGAACACGGAGGAGAACCATCTAATAAGTCAAGTTCACCTGGTTTCAAATTAACCTTTTCTAAAAAATCTTTACCTGATAACTTTTTAATATCACCTGGTATTATTAATGTATCTGGATAATTTTCTCTATAAGTGTTTTGTGCTTCAGGTACAAATTCATTGATCGCCAATATCTTAGCACCAGCCAATCTATAACCTGTTGATGAGCCGCCACCACCAGCGAAAGTTGATAGTACATTAAATAGTGCTCTTTTCTCACTATCTAAAGTATCTTGTAATGTATATCT